GTGTTCGCCTGTCCACCCATACCACTATGGTTCGTACAATAGTAATACAGTGTTGGAGCCCCTACGGCAACTGTGATTTGTGTATACGCCCCAGATGACCCCGCGGTGCCATTCGTTGTCACACCAGTTGTGTACTGAGATCCGCCACTATGTGTTCCACCAGACGTTGTTGAAAATCTAAGAGGGTGTCCTGAATTACTACTATCTGATTGGTCAAAACGATACGTGCTTCCCTCTGATAAGTTGACTGTATCCTGTCTGACACCATCAATATAATACTTATTAGCGCCTAGATAAGATTGAACTGTAACAGTGAAGGTTGCGTTTACACCCGTTCCCGTGCCAGTAGCGGTCACCGTGCCAACAGAACCTGTCCCGGAAACGCCTGTGATGGTCGCACTAGTTGGTGTGACAACATCTCCGCCAAGAGTTACCGTCCCTACAAGCCCCTCCGCTTGTGGAACTCTTTGATATTGCAAGGTTACTGTACTAAAGATAGGGAATTTTACCGTAACAGGTATGCTATTATTGTTGGGTCTAGGCTCTTTCAAAGTCTGTGGATCGTGTATTTTACGAAAAGGTCCTAATTGAGGATGCTTTCTTTCAAATTCATCCCTACCAACAAGCAAACCATTCCACTCTTTTCGCATATCTTTATAGCGGTATTCTAAACCGGAACGGTCTGAAATGGCTTTTGCGTACTTTCCTGTAGCATACCTAGCCATTAGTTTGTCCTGAAATAAGCGTACTCTGGTGTAACTGTAAAGCTGGACCGGTCACGATCCTCCCCCATAGCCCTTTCAAATTCTTCTTCATAAATGGCTTTTAACATTTGAGTGCGATTAGGAGCTCTTTTTAAGGATATATAGTAAGCTAGCCCCGCTGCCAGACAGGGATAAAACCGAAAAGGCATGTCTAAAGTGTTTATCGCAGTATCCGCGTCATCCATGCGTGTAAGAGCGTTATACACAATCACATCTGTGCTGTTTTCAGGAGTGGGCCAAATGCGTAGACTAGGTGTTACTTGCCTATCTAGAAAAAACTGTGTGGGACGACCTTCAGTAGATTTTTTTGGAATATTTAAGTCATCGTCTCGGCTAACACGAGTCAAAGCAAAGTCTGTACCGCTCCTTGTTACCACGGCGCTTAATATATCAATCACATCTGCGGATAAAGCATAAGTTCTAGTTCCAGAGGTAAGAGCTTGTGTTCTTTGTGCAATAGTCCATTGGTTCAGACCTCGATTAGCCCATTCTGCCAACATGAGATTTAATGAACGCCTAGCCGTAACTAGATCATATCCGGTTTTTACCTCTAAGCCGCAACGCTCAAACGCCTCTTCAACGTACTCAGCTACGTCCAATTCAAAGTTTACGCTTCCTGATACCGCCATTATTTATCCTTCGCATATAAATTGTCGAAGATCTGATTTACGTCCATTGTATAGTCTAAATCAGATTTTGAATAGTGTATATGCTGTGAGGGTAGAAAATCAGGTGCCCCTTGCCCTGTTTCAAACCATGCTGGGTGTGTAACACGAACACGATTATTAGGCAACGCAACGATGTTACCCGTGTAAGGTCCCGCATCTAAAAGCTCTAAAACGTGACTCTGTTTATGCTGCGCCGGGTCATCCGCGATCTCACTTTCCGTATAATCCACCGTAAAATAATATTTGGCCGGATAAAATTCAGGCCCTATTTTGGCGATCCAAGGGCACGGATGAGCGCGATCTAAACGATAAACTGCGTGTGTATGGGACATACAGTCCCAAGGTTGCGCCAAATGGACAGGCATAGGTTCTGGCCATTCTTCAAAAGGTGTGTCACCAACAAGGGCTGTTATAGGCATCCGGGCCCACATAGCTCCCCCATGAACATTAGGGTCATCCGTGCCATCAGCCTCACAGCCGGTGAATATCATCTGAAAACTTAAACACCGGCTAGGCATCGTAGTAACCGCAATCGCCATAGCGTGAAGAAACTCGCCATGATAATTAGAGTGGTTACACGTATACTCTCTCCGCACCCAACATTTGAAGTGCGGAATATTACTTTGAAGGTAGGGCAAGGTCTTATACCTTGCCGCCCTTGGCCATGCCTTTTTTCTTCATCATGCCGCCACCGGCCATCTTTTGAACCTTGCCACCTTTAGCGTAGCCTTTTTTCTTCATCATGCCGCCACCGGCCATTTTTTGGACCTTGCCACCTTTAGCGTAGCCTTTTTTCTTCATGCCAACTTTACCGCCCTTGGCCATGCCTTTTTTCTTCATGGTCGGGGCTACGTTACCAACGAGTCCAGACGCATACTCATCCATTGTCATAAATTCTTTTGCCATTTTACACTCCTATGCTTGACTTACAGAACCTTTGGTTCTCTTTCTACGGTTAGCCATAACTGCACCACACCCTCGTGCTACAGCCGTTCCCTTAATTCTTTTACCATTAAACGGTCGTTTAGGCTTTGTTACAGCCCCACCGTTTCTTAAACCTGTTACCTTCGCAGCTTTCGTATTAGCGACTGTAGTTTTTCCTTTAGCTCCTGCTTTTTTCTTTTTACGTGCCGTTGTAGCGCGTTCACTCTTGGATAAACTATTAGCTTTAGCTCTAGGCAAGCAACGATCAGGGTTTTTCTTATCTTTTGAAGTGCCACATGGGCCTTTGATAGAGCCATCAGATCCAATCCTTACCCAATCTTGTTTCAGCCATTGTTTTAACTGTCCCATTATGCAGTTCCTTGCTGCCTTCGTATTGCATTTTTACCAGCTTTAGCTATTTTAGCTTGTTCCATTTTTCCTGCAACTTTTGCTCTTTGCTCTAAAACTGTAAGTATTTGTATCTTTCTAGCAAACGGTTTTTTTATCCTTTTAACTTTAGCAACGGTAGCCCTTGCATCAGCAGGTGTGGCAAACTTTATGGAAACCGTGTCTTTTGGGTTCTCATCTGTATACAAACGCCGACCAGAGCCCTTTGGTTTTTTACCGGTGCCTTTTTTAGGATCTTTTCCGTTTCCCATTCTTCACCAACTTAGATAATGTTCGTGCTTGGCCAGCATGTGTTTTAGAGGCTTTTTTCAAACCTTTAATAACTTTTTTTACTCTTTTCTTATTAGGAGATGTTAGACTCATCGGCCTTTCCTTTTACCACCTTTTGATTTTTTGGCATAATTGGGGTCTTTACAGTATTTTGATGCGGCCAAGTTTGCATACGCTGACGGGTATGTGTCAAATGTGCGTTTAGCCCACGCCTTGCCTTCGGGACAGATCTTACCACCACTTTTCACCTTCCCCCCTTTTTTCATGCGTACAACACTACTTTTACGAGTAGGACAGGCTCCTGCCCCTAAGTTGACGGCGCTAGTCATGTTAAACCTCACTTATCTTTTATAAACAGCATTGTTTTCAAAGCTACGCCCAGTGAACTCTTCCCACATAGGCTTCAGCATGACATGTAATTCATCTATCTTTTTACTATTCTGTTCTGTTTGTACAGACATAACAGCTATGTTCTTGTCCACGTCAATCAAAGTAGACGATATCCAAGTAACCCCTGTTACGCATATGCCCACTAAAGCAACAAAAAGAGTGCCTACCACAAACTGTTGATTTAACATTTCCATCTCCTACGAGCCGCGCAAATTCGCTTTTTAGGCGTTTTCTTACAGTTTATGTTATGCATCTTCATCTGGCCTTTAGAACGACTACAGTATGATTTACGACGCTTTGCATCTTTGCTGCCCGGTTTTACTTTTCCCGTCACAGCCGTTTTTAATTTAGAACCGGGATTAGCTTTTCTATAAGCTGCAACACCAGCTTTTGTCATTCCCGCCCCTTTTTCTGTGGGGCGGAAATTTTTCTTATTTCTTTTTGGCATCGCAGCTTTACGAGTAGCCATTCTTCACCTATGCGTGAAACACTGTCATCAACAAAAATGTTGAAACTGTATACTGTACAAACAAGCCACTTTCAAACAAAACGCCATCTTCTGGGATGGTCACATCACGAGTAGCCGTAGCAGATGCGATTGAACGTAACTTAAACTGACTTGTTCCTGACGGAGAACTTGTCAAAAAATCAATCGTTCCTGCTGTGGAAGTGCTTGAAAGAAAAGAACCTTTTAATCGTGTTCTTCCCGCAAAAACAACATCAGCAGCATCCGCGCTAATACCTGCTTTTACGTTACCCGCAGGGTTACCTACCGCAGTTATGGACGCTATTGTAAGAAAGAAATTTGAACTAGTAGCGACATCAGCATTAGCACCTGTAAGAGTCTCTGTTTGAGAATCTCCATTTACATCTGTGCCAACAATAGTGAATGCCTTACTACTATCATCACCGGCAGAGGTAACGGTAATCTTTCTGGCATGAGAAAGAGTTACAGAGCCACTATCTGCAAGAGCCCCACCTATGGTTAGGGCCGCGTTATTTCCCACAGAGGCGTTAGCCGAAATACCGTCATCATCTGCTGCAACAGTATCTGCTGTGATGGTTACGGCTTTTACGTCTGATCCTGCCATTTAAACCTCCTTATAAAAGGAGAGGGGCGTTACCCCTCTCGTCACTAGGCTTCGTAGCCCATTAGTTCAATAAAGAGTTTACCAGCAGTGTAATCAGCATCTGTTGTATCACCCAGTGTTAGATACAAGAACTCATCAGCCGCCGGAACAGCAGTGAAGTAGACCTTGCTACCTAATGTGGCGTCTCCAGCGTTAACTAACAAAGTTTCTGTCAAACTAGAAATAGCTCCGTCTTCAACACCTGTGCCCTCTGTGGCAGAGTGCACGTTAATATCTGGATCACCGCCAGCAGGTGCCTCAAAGCACTCCATGCTGCCTGTTAAGATTGTGCCGTTTCTTGCAGCCGTAATCTGACCAATGTGACATACATTTGAAGTACCATTTACTCCAATGATATCCCCGCTTGCGGTAGAACGCAGTCCAGTCAGGTCAATAAGAATACGAGTTGTAATAATGCCGCCTACACGCTGCACAGAACTACGATAAATAGTGCCCGTACCGCCTGTAATACCAGTACCAGCCTCTACAGCCATTGTGTTTGCATCAAACGAAGACACACCAGTTGAACTGATGCTTGAAAGAGTTGTGAACGCACCGGTAGCGGAGTTTTTGCTAACAGAGGTAAAACCACCTTGTGAGCGAACTGCACCGGAAAAAGTTGTTGTAGCCATGTCATTCTCCTGTCGTGGCTAGTGTCAGCCCCCTATGGGCTGTCAGGGTTAAAAAACTATACAATAAAAAAGAGCGGCTGTGAAGCCGCTCTTTAAAACCTCTACGGGAGGAGAGGTTGTTAGGCTGCGCCCGGTGTTCCAAACACACAACGCCAATCAGACACGCCGAAGCTGTAACGCTCACGGGCCTTAAACCGCATGTTTCCGGTGTCAAAGTCACCTTCCATTGCAGTTTTGATTGGAGAACGGTTGAAGTATTTGAAACCGTTAGGTGCATCGGTCTTGATGAAAAACGCATCTGTGTCTGTCAAGAAGTGGTTAACTACTGCCCCTTCAGGAAGCATACCCATGTTCTTGATAGCATTTGCGTCGTTATCAGCCGTTGCTGAACGCAAGTTTGAGTTGATCACACGCTCTGCGATAAACTGCAATTCTTTCGGAATGATAAGCTTCATTCCACGAACTGCAATCTTCAGACCACGCTCATCAGTTAGACCAGCAATATCAATCAACATTTGCTCAAGTGAAGTTTCGTTCAAATCAGCAGCAGTTGACAGCAAGTTACGCTGGTTGCCTGAAAGAGATGGATGTGATGAAGAACAAAGTGCTGCACCGTCACCGATTGCAGAAGCGCCTGTGCTGAACGCGTTGTTCAGAATAGCCGCAGCTTTAATCTGCTTGGTCTGGGCCATAGAGCGGGCCAGAGCCTTGGTGTAGCGTGATGCCAGACGGTCATACAGATTATCTTCGATGGCTTCCTCAGTGATTGAGAATGCCAAAGCGATTGTCTCGTGTGTGTACCGTGCAGTGAATGTCTCTTGAGCATCGTCAAAAGAGATGGCTGCGCCTTCCTCTTTAGTCGGTGCTGTTGAGAAACCACCCAACATCACTTCTTCTTCAAATGAACGATCTGAGGACTCTTCTGCGAAGATCTCAGCATGTTCGTTCTCGTAACGGTCGTACTCAAGCCCAAAAAGCGCGTTTAGACCGGGTTCTAGCTCTTTAGCTAGTTGTGCTCTTGAAATAGCCATTCCCTAGCCCTCCTATATACCGGTGTTCGCTGCGGTGCCTACGGCAGCAGCAAAGCCTGAGTTGAACGGTGCGTTCAAACGAACGATGTACTGGTGACCAACTGCGGAATAGTCTGTGTTGCCTTCCTCTTCGTAGAGTCCAACAATACGAACATCCAAGCCTGCGGTTGTTGCAGCGGTGCTGATATCAAGCATGTCAGAAGACTTACCTGTATTTGTGCTACCGTTGTTAACACTCGCCATGTCACAGTTAGCAAAGGTATCTGCCAACGCGGTTGCCCGGTCGGTGTTAGTGCCATCTGCTACTACAACATATAGCTGCATTGGATCATCATACACGTAAGCTTTTACGGGATGATTTGTATCAACGCTTACTGCGTTTGATCCGGGCCAATAATTAAGGTGTGTCGTCTTACCAGTAACGGAATCAACGTACTCAACACCACCTAGAACACCAAGAGGGGCTACTGCCTGATCGGTAATAGCGATTGTGCCTCCTGCCAATGGGATGACAATCCCACCGTTGTAGATAGCAGTTGTGTAGTTGTTGGCAATCTCATACATCGTTGTAGCGTTGTTATTAGGATTACCGCCCGTTTTACCAATAGGACGAAGGCCAAATCCACCTGTTAGGGTATTTGCCATTAGTTACTCCTATTTGACAAAGAGGTAGCCATCATTTCTGAGGACCACCAAAAGTTACACGAGATTGACGATCAGGTTTATTGATCGTCATAGTCGAATGTGCATTCTCCCTCATCATATCAGAGTCCACCGCCTGCATCTGATCTGCACTTCTTTGGTTGAAGTACGCTGACCGTTCAGCAACTGTTTCATCTGGTATACGAGCAAGAATAAGTCCACCTACTCCAAACACACCTTCATATTTACCTGAGTCGATTACCGGGGCCTCAAAGTCTGGGTACTCATCCCTACGGACAAGCTCATAACCTTCGCGCATTTTTGCGCTGATGTTTTTAGTATCGTCAAAACCACGGGTCTCAGCCCTGATCCAACGATGCTTGTAACCATCCGGTGCAGGCGGTGCATCCAACATAGACGGGGGAGCCCACGGCTTACGCTGCGCCGTCTTTTCCCTAGTCTGGTTTGCGCGAGAAGTACGTTTAACTGTACCTTCAAACATTTCGTTTTGTTCTTCAGCCATTTACTTACTCCTTCACGTATTTCGCGTATTCTTCAAGCGGCACACCCAATTTCTTCGCTATTGCGACTTGGCTAGGGGTGAGTCTAACCTTTTTCCCACTACTGCGCCCAGAAGATGACCGGGATACGGAAGCAACCGTCTGAGCGGGCCGTCTGCTTTCCCCGTTTTTAAGCTTATGCGGAAACTCGCTCTGCATACGCTTGTCTAACTCACTATAGTACTCATCGCTCTGCGGGTCAAACCCTTCATTTTCGACAAGTTTTTTGTGAACACCAAAAGCGGCATATGTCATGGCCTCATCCGTGCCAAACCACTCGTTCCGTTGTGCCCAGCTTTCTGCTTTTGGGTCAGGACGACGTGGCTGTTGCTGCGGCATGGGCTGTTGAACTTGAGCCTGTGCTTGAGCCTGCGTTTGCTGTGCGTAACGCTGTTGCTGCGCTTTTGCCTGCTCGGCTCGGTCATTTTCTATTGCAAGCCTAGTGATCTTACGCTGCGCCTCTACAACACCGTTTGTATCACCTATTTCAATAGCACGAGCCAATTCACCTTCGGCAGTGCCCATCTCGCTAGAGACCCGATTGCTGTATTCATTAACATAATTCGTATCCATCGCGTTCATGCGGTCTTTAAGCTGTGCAGCCTCTGCCTGAACACCTTGTGCGTACCGAAGAGCCTCTTCTTTTTGACGCTCTGCTTCACGCATTTTTTTGGTTAGACGATCAATACGTTTTTGAGTGTTGGTCTCAGCCTTTTCAAACTGATCCTCTGTTGCAGCCTCTACTTGCGGCTCTTCTTTAGCTGCCCCAACTTCAACTTCCGTATCTTGTTCATTTTCCAGATCTAATTCAATCTGTTGCTTTTCTTCTGCCATTTATAGCTCCTAGAAATGAAGTATATCTTCGGGTTCTTTTATTTTTGCCAGTATCTCATCATCATTGAGAATACGAACCTCCCCACCGTCTATCTTGAACCGTGAGCCTGAGTAACGAGCGAACATCACCCAATCACCCTGTTCACACCAAGACCCTGTGGGAAACTTTTCGGCGTCCTTATAGGCCAAAGATCCTACCTTCAGGACGTAACCTA